ATATAGTCCATTGGTTGACCTGTATGTTCTTCTATGTCTTTGACAAGCGCGAATATTTTTCGACGTTGCTTGCCGGTAATTTGAAACGGATCTATGACGCTTACATCGACTTCCACATCAAATCCGTTATCAAGTAGTAATGTTTCTTTATTACCTAATTCAACACCCGAGATGACAACTGTTGTTGTACCGTCATCTTGAGTGATATAACTGGTGATTATTGGCATTTATATCAACTTCTCAAATTTATATTTATTACCATGTATATCAGTAACATCTTTGTGATTACTTTTTATTTTGTCGCTAATATAACTATGACTTCTGCCTAAGAATTTTCCTGCTCTACTCATACTTATAAATTCATATTCGATACCTAAATGATTAATAAGTTTTACAGCCATATTGGTATGCATTAATCCTGTTTCAAATGCATGCCTATTATTTTCCAAGTGATTACACCATTCAAGATTTTCTACATTGTTATTTTTGGGGTTCCCGTCAATATGGTTAATACAAATTTTACCTTCTATCATTGGTATAAAGGCGAATGCCACTAATCTGTGGACTAAAAAATCTTTGCGTTTACCATTTTTCCAAAGGGTTACTCTTACATCTCGACCATTAGGTGTTTTATCTTTTAAATAACGCTGTTTCCAATGCCTCCATTTTTGATAACGGTTAGACCAAGTAACTTTATTTTTGTGAGTTCTAACTCTACCTTTACTGCTTACTTCGTATATGCCCTCGTAACCTACAACATCTTTCCATAATTCGTTCATCTAACGCCTCCTAAAAAGGAAGATCCTCTATAGAGTCTGCGTTGTTATCAAAAGGGTTATTGCCAGATTGTGTTTGTCCTTGTTGTTGGTAATTGTTGTTTGGTTGTTGGTTGTTATTCTTCGGTTCTAGGAATTGGACACTGTCACATACAACTTCGGTAACGAATACACGACGACCTTCTTGATTTTCATAACTACGTGATTGTAGGCGACCGTCAACACCAGCTAATGATCCTTTTGATAAATAGTTATTCACGTTATCTGCTTGTTTTCTAAAAGTTACACAATTAATAAAATCTGCCTCACGTTCTCCTTGTGCGTTTGTGAATGTTCTATTGACTGCAAGAGTGAAAGTAGCTACACTTACACCGTTTGGCGTTGTTCTGAATTCTGGGTCTTTTGTTAAGCGTCCTACTAAAACTACTCTGTTTAACATTATCGTTTTCCTCCAGTAATTGTTTTTGCGTTATTTCGTATTTTTTGAATAGCTTCTGCTGCTTGTTTTTCTGTTAATTTATAGTTATTTATGTCGAATTTTTGTTCTACTATATTTTGTGGCGCTTCTTTATCCGTGCCCTTTATCAATTTAGTGAAACTTATAACCTCTTTCTTTAAAATCCCTATAGTTTCGCTACTTGCCCATTGCGTTCTAGTTTGCTGTTTTGGATTATTATTTTTTCCACTTGCTTCATTTCCGTCATCGTCTTGGTCACTAGTAATACCGAAAATCGCAGATAGCGAATAACGTTTAAGATAACTTATTAACGAGCCTGCTCCTTGTGGCGTATTCTTTTCTGCATTCATAAATACAGGATCATACTCGATATATTCACCGCTTTCATGCATAAGCATTGTAGCGACTCCTACGCGCCCGTCTACATCGTTCAAAGCCCATTGAGTATAAGACAGTCCATGAGGTGTTGCGGCCTCGTCAATGGCTTCTACAACGTTCTCAAGAGGTACGTATTTTGATTTAAAAAATGGATTGTTTTTATCTTTGAGCGGTTGTTTTACTTCCTTGCGAAATGCAACCATAGCTTTATTTATTTCAACAACTGTTTCTGATTTATTCATCACTTAATCACCAGACTTTCTGTTACCTTTAATTCAACGCCAGGAATATCTTTCCCAGCTTTCAAATCATCGATTAGTTGCTTAGAATTAAGTTTCGGGGCTTGTGATAGCCAATAATCCTTTGGAATAAGTTTTTCATCGATAATATTTTTACTAGCTCCGTTTTTGCGTTTAAAAATATGATTAGTAGCTGTGCGGTAACTATCTACTTCTTGTGTTTCTAACATTTCTTTTAAGTAATCTCTTAATCGATCAGTTAAATTTTGTTTTTGTTTTTTTAAATTTTGAAGTCGTTTAATCTCTTTATCTATGACATCTATGTCACCTAAAGTTTCACGTCTCCAATTGACAATGTTATCTACTTTGACATTCATTTCTGCTTGAATAGAATCTAATGTGTCTTTTAATAATGTTTGGTCTAATTCATCTTGATTAGACAACTCTTTAAATGCTTCTGATAACTCATATAGATTAGCCATCGCTTAACACCTCCCCCGCTAGCATCTTTTTAGCTTTCTCGTATCTAGCCAATATTGTGTTATCGTCATCTACATTGTTGTGCATATTTATTGATGCGACTTTTCCTAAATAGTCATCGCTGTAGTGCCAGACCCATATAACGTTGTACTTATAATCAACTTGATAAGAAGTGCTTTGTACACGTTCTATTAAGTCAATTGCCATTCGTTTAAATTTATGTGGTTTCATATCGCACCTACCATTTCATGACTAAGTTAATTAGTCTGTCATAATCATCTGCGTTTTCTTCAATCCATTCGTAAATAGATTGATTTAATATGTCTAATGCTGTGTATAGATCGTTCTCATTAGTTATGTTTATGCCGTCGATAAACTTATCTTCTAAATCTAAGATATTCACCAGAATGCTGTGGTCCTTCTTCTTAACTGCTAATTTAAAATCAAATCCGTCTACATTAATTACCTTCTGACATACATCGCCTATTTCGTAATACATCTTGACTTCCTCCGTTTTTCGTTTTATATTTAACTTGAATTTTATTTCTTAAATACTTTTCTGTTACTTGTTGGCGCAAGTAGCAGTTTTTTTATTCTTCATAAAAGTATTCTTTATAGAATATGAATGTTGCGATACTTGCGAATCCTGCAATTGACCACGCTGTAGTGAAGTATAGAAACGGCATGAGTACAATCGCTAAGACTGTAAAGCACAGTACTGCTATTAAGTAGCTTTTATAAGTTTTACTCATTTGATAACTCCCTCCTGCCTTAATACTTCATGGATAATTCCGAGCTCGTACATTTTGTTAAACCAATAAGTCGCCATTTCTTCACTCATTTTTAAGCCCTCCTATATTCCATTTTCAAATTTCATTTCAATTTGCTTAATTCTGTATAAAGTAGCTTGTGACGGGAACCAATTAGCAATCATTTCAATTACATCATCGAAATGTTTTTGTCTTACGTTCGTTCTTGAACTCGCGCCAGTCATCTTTTTCACTTCTGAATTAATATCCCTGAATAATTCGCTACGTTGTTTTTGGTTTGTTATCGCATGTAGCCTTTGGATATGTGCAACTCTTTGGTTAATAGTTCTAGTTAAGAAATTGTAATCTCCCGCATCCAGTTTTTGATTTTCTTTCAAATCAATAACATCATCTTTCACGTTTTTAATTTCTTGTTTAGTTTCTTCTGTAGCTTCAAACATTAACCTCAATGCTTGCATCGGGTCGCTAGGTACTTGGTACGCTCCTGTTTTTCTTAAAGTTGGTAAAACTTCCGAAGTTACCCAACGTTTGAACCGCTTCGCATTTTCTAATTTGCTAGAAAAGATTAAACTGTATAGTCCTGATTCGTTGATGATCGTTACATTTCTGTTTTGACCTGCCGTCGCGATTTGCGACGTCAGCTTATCTTCTGCATCAACATGTTTTGACAAAGCATCTCGTCCGTTTGCATATCCTAAAATGTCAGCAACATCTTTCCCTATAAAATATGGTTCTCCATCAACTTCTAATGTCCTTACTGGTAATTCTTCAAAATTAAATGTTTGTAATTCTTGCATAATGTTTATGCTCCTTTCATGTATAATGTTGTTATCAACCTAAGGAGGTGATAAGTATGAAACTTCTAGTTACTTTAAAGGATGGTTCAAAAAAACATGTTTCGGATTTAAAGA